TTTCAACAACTTAAAAAAAAAGATGCAAAATAATTGATTTTTTTTTCACTAAAATGTTTATACATTAAAAAAACATGTATACATTTGTGGATGTCAAACAATTTAAAACATGAAAAACATGAAAAAATTTAAAAATGAATTTATCAAAAACGATGGTGGTCGTTCAATTTATCACCGATGTGATCGACAAATAGACAATGCCGGTGATTGTGTGATCCGCGCGTGTGCAATCGCATTAAAAATGGACTACATGGATGTCAAAAAACAATTGTTCGCAATGGCATTGGAAAACGGATTCATGCCAAATTCACATCAAAATTATGAACCATTTTTGAATCAACATGGATGGTTCAAAAAATCACCATTAAAAGACCGATGTGGAAGAAAATATCAATTGGGAATGATGCCGGTTTTTGATGACATGATCGTTAAAACAACCGGACATGTTGTTGCGGTTGTCGATGGTGTTGTGAATGACACTTGGGATTGTCGCGATTATTGTTCAAATTCGTATTACATTAAACAAAAATAATAACATGAACCGCCGGATCGATTTTCGATCCGGCATTCATCAAACCAAAAAAAAACAAAATGGAAAAAATCACAAATTATTTTAAAATTACACATGCGAATGGTGAATCACATTTTTCCGATTCATTGGAACAAATCATGTCATGGATTCCGGTATCGTATAAAAAAACAAATGATCCAAAAAAACGCAATCATTTGTCATGGCATTTTGAATCATTTCAAAACATCGAATGGCAACATGGTGATGATACCGAATTGATCGATGAATGTTTTTTTGTGTCAACCGCAAAAATCAAAAAATTTATTAACAAACCTTTAAAAAAACGATCATGAAAAAATACATTGTCACACATTGGATTGTTTCACATGTAACGTTCCGAAAATCGCATTTGATCCAAACCATTGTCGATGCCTACGATGTCGATCATGCGCGGTTGAAAATTGATCGACATCCGGATGTGATTCAATCAATCAAATTGATGCCGGAAAATTATTTCCAAACATCCGATGAACCGGTCAAAAAATTTATTAATTAAAAACATAAAAATGAAAAAAACAAAACCAACAAATCAAAATTTATTTCCAATGCAAAATCGATGTTTAAATTTGAACGACACAATCCGATTTTGGCGGAATCAATCATTGACAAATTGCGATGATAAAGGCGGATCATTTAACGTTGAATTGTATTTGCGCATTTTGGCGGTCAAACACCAACAATCATGAAACCAACAAAACAACAAAAATTGAAACGTGTCGAAATGCAAATTGTGTTTCGTGATCACACCGATTTTGGATTGGCAATGGTCAAAATAAAAAATTCAATTCAATCCGGAATTCAAATTGATGAATTTACATTGGACACCGCAACCGCATCATTCCAATTTGAATTTTTGGAACATGCAAATTTCATTGAACGTGAAATTGATGGAATTTGGTATCGGATCATCAAATCAAAAATCTAATTTATATTTGCAAAATCAAACATTTAAAAAAAAACAAACATCATGAAAAAATCATTCATCCTTTATTGCGATTCGTTGGAAATAATGGATCATTTATCAAATGAACAATGCGGTCAATTGTTTCGTGCAATCCGCGATTTCAACAATGGCATCGAACCGGATTTGGATTTTGGTTTGAAAATGGCATTTTTACCATTTCAAAATCAATTCAAACGTGATTTGGAAAAATACAATTCACAATGTGAAATCAACCGCGCAAATGGTCGAAATGGCGGTCGACCAAAAAAAACCGAAACAACCGAACCGGTTTTCAAAAAACCGAACCAAACCAAACCAAACCAAAAAAACCATGATAGTGATAGTGACAATGAAAATGACAATGAAAATGAAACAATACAAATTCCAATGGAATTCGTTGGTTTGTTGGATTGGTTCAATCAATGTTTTCAAAAACGATCACGCGTGTTTCCAAAATCAATCGTGTACAAATACAAAAAATTGTTTGTTGATGGTTTCAACATGGATGATGTGAAAACCGCAATGATCAACGCAAAACGCGATCAATTTCACATTGATTCCAAATTCAAACATTGCACATTGGAATTTTTTTCGCGACCGGACAAAATTGATCGGTTTTCAAATGGATCACAATCCAATTCATCAACCAAATACATTCCAACACTATGAAAACAAACATTCATCCATTGGACAATTCCAAATCGTTGGAAACAATTTTTGGTTTCATTTTAACAACCGACAAAAAACGCGCAATTGATTCATTCAACAAAATTCAAATTGAATGGTTGAAAAATCCATTTCACAAACGTGTTCATGAAGCAATGAACCAATTGATCAAAAAACAAATTGAAATTGATTTGTTGTCGTTGGCATTGGAATTTCGACACAATGGTTGGATGGAAAATGGAATTGCATCACGAATTTCACAATTGACAAATTCGGTGAACACATTTGATTCGCGTTTGTACATCGAAAACGTTTTCAATGAAATGCGATTGTTTGAATCGATTATTTCCGCAACATCATTTCGGAATGAATTCGACACATTGATTTCAACCGGAAACATGACAATCGAAAAATTCAATCAAATTGTCAATGGTTTACAAAAAATAAATTTTGATTTTGAATCAAATGAAAAAACAAATCCGGATGTCATTTTTGAAATCATGATTGATCATGAAAATGCAAAACATGGAAAATTGACCGGTTTGGAATTGGAATTCAAATGTTTGAAACACGTTGTTTTGTTGGAACCGGTTGATGTAATGGTAATAGGTGCAAGACCTGCGATGGGAAAAACCGCATTTGGAATTTCCATGATGGTTGATTTGGCAAAACGCGGAAAAAAAATTGTATTTTTTGCATTGGAAATGTCCAAAAAACAAATGTTCCGGCGCATCATGGCGAATTTGTCCGGCATTGATTCAAACAAAATAAAATTTGGAAATTTAACGGATTCGGAAATCAATCATTTGGCAAAATATCAAACCGATGAAATCATGAAAAACATTTTTGTGATCGATGGTTCAAAAACGATCAATGACATTGCCAACAATTTGTCGGAAATCAAACAAAAAAACGACATTGATTTGTTTGTTGTTGATTATTTGCAAAAAATACAACCAAAAACCAATCGTTCGAGATATGAATCGGTTTCGGAAATTTCAAATGGCATCAAATTGATTTCACAAAACATGTTGATTCCATGCGTTGCATTTGCGCAATTGTCACGCGATTCATCAAAAACCGGAAAACGACCAACATTGCCGGATTTGAAGGAATCCGGTGAAATTGAACAAGATGCATCCATTGTCGCGTTTTTGCATAGACCGGAATACTATGGTGAAACCGAAACATTTAATGGAACACCATCAAACAATGTTTGCGAATTGATTGTTGGAAAAAATCGTGAAGGTGATATTGGCATTTTCGAAATTTTTGTTAATTTGGCAACATCAAAATTCATTGGATGAAATTGTTCACACAAAATGCATATTTGAAAAAAAACGGAATTTTCAATTGGACAATTCCGGCACACAATGTCACATTGACAAATGGATCAAAATTCAATGTTTGTCCAAACGCGAATGTGTGCGGTGCGTTTTGTTATGCAAAAACCGGAATGTTCATGTTTCCGAATGTTAAAAAATCGCATTTGGAAAAATTGGAATTGGTTTTGAATCATCGCGATCAATGGAAACAAATGGTTTTGGATGAATTAAAATTGGAAAAATACATTGGAAAATTCATTCGAATCCATGATGCCGGTGATTTTTTTTCGATTGATTACGCGATGGATTGGATGGAAATCATCAATGCAAATCCAAATGTCAATTTTTATGCGTATACCAAACAAATCCACATGTTCAAAAATGAAATCGTTGTTCATCCGAAAAATTTTGTTGTGATTTTTTCATTTGGCGGAAAATTGGATCACATGATTGATCGTGAAAATGATCGACATTCCGATGTTTTCACCGATTACGCAAAATTAATCGATGCAAATTATTTCGATGTCAAACATGATGATAAATTAGCCGCCACAAATCCAAACAAAAAAATTGGTTTATATGTGAACAACATTCCGCATGTTTTCAAAAAAATGAAACACCAATCATTTTCGCAATGGACAAAAAATAAAAAATGAAAAAATGTCAAAATTGCAAACAACAATTTGAACCGCGATTCAATACATTGGAAAAATTTTGTTGGAATCATGAATGCAAAACAATTGATGCGTTGCAAAAATTGGAAAAAATAAACAAAAACAAATCGCGTGAATGGTCACAACAAAAAAAACGAATTCAAAATTCATTGAAAACATCATCAAATTGGAAAAACGATTTGCAAAAAATTTTCAATTTGTTTATTCGTTTACGCGATAAAAATCAACCATGTATTTCATGCGGAAAAAAATTGCCGGAAAAATACGATGCCGGTCATTTTCATTCCGTTGGATCATCACCATCGTTGCGTTTTGATGAACGAAATGTCCATGCACAATGTGTTCATTGCAATCGCGACAAACATGGAAACGTTCATGAATATCGAATTGGATTGATTCAACGTGTTGGAATTGATATTGTCAACGATTTGGAAAAAAATCGACATGTTCCATCACATTTTTCAACACCGGAAATCATTGATTTCATTGAATTGTACAAAATAAAGATAAAAAAGATGAAAAATAATTGATTTTTTTTTTCAAAAATGCAAATCATTAAAAAAAAAATGTATATTTGTCTATGTCAAACAATTTAAAAAACGAAAAAATGAACGCAAAAAACACAAAAAAAATCGCACAATTGAATCAACAAATTTTGGATTTGAACGATCAAATCGAATCATTAAAAATGCAAATTTATTTTCATGAAATGGAAAATGAAAACGACATGGATGTCAAATCAATGGAATTGTATGTGTCACCAATGCGCGAACGTAATTTGGACAAATTTGGTCACGCATCCGATCAATGCATTTGTTGTGGAAAAATGATGAATCAAACGGATGAAAAATTTGTTCACATGGGAGTTGATTGGTTAGCATACAACACCGATGAAACAACACGAATTGATGGATTTGATTTCATCACCGGAACCGATACGGAAACGCAAGGATTTCATCGAATTGGAAACGATTGCGCCAAAAAAATGAATGGTTTTACGTTTACATACAAACATTAAAAAACAAACATCAACCGCCGGATCGAAAATCGATCCGGCATTCATCAAACAAAAAAAAATAAAATGAAAATTTACGAAATTGAAAACAAATTGGTTGAAATTAAAATGATTGATTTTGACAAAAAAACGATTATTTTGTCCGTTCAAATTAATGTCGACAAACCGGTTCGAATTCCGGTTCGCCGGTCACAATTTTTTGGAATTGACAATTGGTTGTCAAATGTTTCATTAAACGATCAAATCAAATACTATTCAAATTTACTTTCAAACCAATAAAATCATGAAAAACATATTTAAAAAAAACGGAATTTATTTTGATCAAATTGGATGGAATCCAACAATCAAAACATTGACAATTCAACATCGATATTCAAAACAATTGCAAATCAAATGTGATCCAAAAATTGTTGATTTGATCATTGAAAATTCATTCAACATGGACATGACAAATCAAACGACAACATTCATGATGAATCATGATCGGAAAATTTTGGAACATTTTGTCGATTGTCCAATTCAAATCAATCAAAATGGTCACATCACATTGTGGATTGCATCACGCATCCGATTGATTGTGGTTTAAAATTTTTAAAGGGGGGTGCGCATCCATAACGCAAAAAAATAATAATTTAACAAATGAAAAAAAAACGAACAAAAAATGAAATGGTTCGTGCAACAATTGATTGTTTGCATGAATTGAAAACACAAATTGAAAATGATCCATTTGTGCAAACATCACCAATTGTTGAAACGTTCAATTTGAATGGTGCAATTGTCGATCAATTGAAAACGTTGCGAATCATTGCGCAAACGGAAAATGCCGGAAAATTTTGGATTGGCAACAATCCGGATTTGAACATGGTCAACGCAATCAAAAAATTGCAACAAAACTATCGTTCCGAATATCAAAACCGGAAAAATGCATCAAATTTTGTGCGGATCATTCGCAATGGTTTCAAATTTGGAAAATCCAAACCAAAACAAATCCAATCCAAAATTAATTTTTTTGATGATCAAACAAATGATTTGAAATCAATTAAAATTGAACCGGAATTGATGCGACAATGGAAAAAATCATTGGAAAATCAAAAACCAATCATCACCGACATTCCAATTGTCAACAAATTTGATGAATCAATGGTTTCCGAATTCATCAATCATGATCCAATCATTAAAAAAAACAACCGGCAAAACATCAAAAAACCAAATGAACGTGTTTTTGAATTGCGGTTGTTTGGTTTAAAATTATTTACAATCAAATACTAAAAAAAAATGGAAAATCAAAACATCGAATCGTTGGAATTCATCATGGATGAACCAACAAAAAAAATGACATTTGGAACCAAAATGATGGTTGCATTGTGCGGATTTCAATCCGAATGTCCATCAATACCAAAATCAAAAAATGGTTTCGGTTACAAATACGCGGAATTTTCAAAAATTGTGGAAATTGCAAAACCGCACATGATCAAATGGAACATTGGATTTTCACAACAAATGATTGGTTCCGATATTTTGCGAACAATTGTGTTTCATTCGACATCCGGTGAATTTATTTCAACCGACACCAAAATTCCATCCGGAATTGAATTGAAAGGCATGAATTTATTTCAAACCGATGGTGCAAAATTAACATATTACAAAAAATATCAATTTTGTGGCATTTTGGGAATTGTGACAATGGATGAAGATTTGGATGCGCGCGGAAATGTCAAAACACCGGCAAATGAAAAAACGATCAAAAAAACGTTGAATGAAAAACAATTCATTTCGGTTTTGGGTGCAATAAATTCCGGACAATATACACCGGAACAAATCATGGAAAAATTCGAATTGTCGGATGAACAAAAAAAATCAATCACATCAATTCAAACATCATGAAACATCAATTTTTAGCACGCGCATCAATGATTGGAAATTTAATGGCAAACGATCGAACCGGAAAAAACATTGGTGAAACCGCAATGAAGGAAATTCAAAAAATTGTGTTGTTTGACAAATACGGAATCGAAACGGACATTTCATCCAAATACATTGATAAGGGCATCCAAAACGAAAAAATCGGTGTTCAAATGGCAATTGATGTGTTGGATTGGTTCGATGTTGATGTCAACAAACCAAAAATCCGGTACACGAACGAATGGATCACCGGTGAACCGGATGTCGATTCAAACATGATTTGCGGTGACATCAAATGTTCATTCGATGGAACAACATTTCCTTGGTTCGCAACGGAATGTCCTAACAAAATTTATTTTTATCAAATGCAATCTTACATGTGGTTGATGGAACGTGATCATTCGTTTTTGGTTTACACGTTGACAAACCATCCGGATCAAATGTTGTTGGATGAAACAAATCGCGCAACGTGGCGCGCGTTGTCAAATCCAAAATATGAATCGTTGTCGCAATCGGAAATCGAACAAATAATGGAACAACAAATGCGGTCACAATTCACATTCGATCACATTCCATTGGAAAAACGTGTCAAACCATTTCGGATTGATCGCGATGACAATGTCATCAATGCCATGAAAACACGAATTGAAATCATTCGTGAAATTTATTCAAATTTTTACAAATCAATTTAAAAAACAAACAAAATGACAAATCAAATCAAAATCGTTGGAACAATCCATCACATCAAACAAATCGAACAAATTTCCGACAAATTCAAAAAACGCGAAATTGTAATTCAAACCGATGCGGAATCAAAATTTCCACAATTAATTTCAATGCAATTAACAAATGACAAATGTGATTTGGCAAACAATTTGAATTTTGGTGATTCGGTTGAATGCATGATCAATTTGCGCGGTCGCGAATGGATTGATCCAAAAACATCACAAACGCGGTTTTTCAACACGATTGAATGTTGGTCGATCAATTACAAATCGCAATCATTTTCGGATCGTACACAACAAGAAATGACAACAAAATCACCGGAAAATCCGGAAACATCAATCAAACCAAAATTGGATCAATTGGATTTATTGGTTGGTGATGATGATCTACCATTTTAATTCAAAACCATGAACGCAAAACAATTGTCACAATTAAACAACAATGTCAAAAAATTAATTGAAGATTTTATTTTAAAAAACAACATGACATTGACCGAATTTTCACGCAATGCCGGAATCCATCAATCACATTTATGGGTTTACATGCGCGGAAACGTTGAAAACAAATCGTTGAATTCATCAACATTGGAAAAAATCGGTAAATTTCTAATAAAAAAATAAGTAGTTAAGTGGTTGAAAATGAACGCATTAATTTTTTAATGCGTTTTTTTTTGATTTTTTTTCATTTTTTTTTCACTAAAATGTTCATCATTAAAAAAAATATGTATATTTGTGGATGTCAAACAATTTAAAAAACGAAAAAATGAACACAAAAAACACAAAAAACGTTGGGAATCAATCAATTAACAACGAAAAAATGATTTGGATCGAATGGTCAAACAAATTAATTGTAAAAAATCAATTCAAAACATTGGATGAATTAATGGAATCCGGATTCGTTCAAAAACATGCATCAAATTTTGGTTATGAGCATTTAGTTAAACAAACAATGAATGGATGGTCAAAACATGAAATCAACAACATTTTCATCGTTGATGCAAATCCGGTGATGAATTACGGATTGGATTTCAAAATTTGGATTCATTACACAACCGATGGAATCAATTTCATGATGGAATTGTCAATTGGATCATCATCAATAACATCCGCACCAATGCAACGTGTAATTTTGAACACAAAATCACCGGTTGGATTGGATTTGAACAACATTGCAAACAATACACCGGAAATCATGGCGGAATGGATGAATTGCATCACAAACAATTTGATCGAATCAATTGAATTTTCATCAAATGTTTGGTATAAAAAAGATCAAAAATATCGAAACGAATTGCGTGAAATGTGCAAATCAAAATCAATCATTTTTGCATAAAAAAAAATAATCACCGCCGGATCGATTTTCGATCCGGCATCATTAAAAAAAAAAAAATTAATTTTTTTTCACTAAAATGTTCATCATTAAAAAAAATATGTATATTTGTCTATGTCAAACAATAAAAAACACGAAAAAATGAACACAACAATCGAAAAAACAACAAAAATCATTGGTCAATTGACAAACGATTTTAAAATTAACTACATGTCATTATGTGAAAATTGGTTTCAATCACAATTTGATAAAAATGTTGAATTGATTCAACAATACAATCAAATGAAAAATGACTTAACAAAACCGGTTTCACAATTCCGCACCGCAATTGTTGGAACGGATTCACAAATTTATGCATTGAAATGTTTGGAAAAAACAACACGAACAATTGATCAAACATGTTTCGATGTTGTTTATTGTTTGAATCAAACACCGGAAAAATTTTCACGATATTTTGCAACATTTGAAGCGGTTGAAACCAAAATGAAAAATGCAAAACAAACATGGATCAACAAACAAATGATTAAAACGGACAAAATGTTTGATTTGTCATTGTTGAAAATTGTCAATGTAATTTTGGCAAACGAAATGAATGTTGATTCAATGGAAATTTCCAAAATTGAAATGAACAACGGAATTGACATCACATTGGTTGATGGAAAACAAACAATTCATGCATTCACAATCATTGCATGTGGACAAATTGTGAAACCGCATTTTCGATTTTTAATCAAAACAAAAAAATAAAAAAAAATAATCACCGCCGGATCGAAAATCGATCCGGCATTCATCAAAAAAAAACATCATGAAATCACACGAAAACAAAACAAAAACAAAACGCATTTGGTTCGATAAACGATTAAGACTTTGGACATTGCAAAACATGGATCAAAATCAAAATCAAATCGATGGTGTTCAATACGAACCAAACCGAAAAAATGCATTCAATTTTTTAAACGAAAAAAATCAATAATCATCAAACAAAAAAAAACAAAATGGAAAATTTTTTAAAATTACGATTAATCAATCAATCAAAATGGTCAATTGGAAATTCCGAATTGGAAATGTTCAATCAACACCATCGAACCATGTTCATCGATTTCGATGTCGACATTGACACATCATCATTTGATGGTGATGGAATTTTTGAAAAAATAAACGTTGACATCACAAACATTTCATGGTGTTTGAATGATGGTGATGTTGTTGAAAATTGCACATTGAATGAACGAAACACCAAACGCATTCATGAAATG